AAAATATTATCGACCAATGTGGTCGGGCCGAACGGCGTCGGGTTGCAACTCAAAGCCCGAAACGATGACGGGCGGCTCGATACGGTCGGCAATCAAATCATTGAGCGCGCCTGGCGGCGCTGGGGGCGGCGCGGTGTGCCGACCGTCGACGGGCGCATGTCATGGAAAGACGCGCAGCGGCTATTTATAGAAAGCGTCGCGCGCGACGGTGAGGTTTTGCTGCGTCACATTCGGAACGCCGATAACCCCTACGGCTACGCCATTCAATTTTTAGAAGCCGACCATTTAGACGAAGACTACTCGACCCGCGCCGACAGCAAAGGGCGGCGCGTAAGCATGGGCGTCGAGCTTGACCAGTTCGACAAGGCGACCGGCTATTATTTGTGGTCGGCACATCCGCACGCCGAGCTTGGCACCAAACAATCGCGCCGCCGCGTCTCTGCTGATGAAATTCTGCACGCTTATCTTGCGGAGCGCTCGCACCAGAGCCGTGGCGTGCCGTGGATGGCGACCACCATCACGCGGCTAAAGCAACTTAGCGGATACGAAGAAAGCGAGCTTGTGGCGGCGCGCGTGGCGTCGGCGAAAATGGGTTTCTTCACGTCACCGGACGGCGACGGATACAGCGGCGAAGAGTACGACGAAACATACCAGCCGCTAATGAGCGCCGAACCAGGCACGTTTGAGCAATTGCCAACCGGCATGAACTTTGAAGCGTTCGACCCGTCGCATCCGACAACAGCGTTTGCCGATTTCGAGCGGGCCATATTACGCGGCATCGCCAGCGGTTTGAATGTCAGTTATCACTCACTGAGCGGCGATCTAACGAGCGTCAACTATTCGAGCATTCGCCAGGGCGCACTTGAAGAGCGCGACTATTACCGCTCACTACAGCAATTCACCATCGAGCATTTTATTGAACCGATCTTTCGCGCATGGCTCGAAATGGCAATGACAACCGGAGAAATCACCATACCGGTTAGCCGCTTTGACAAGTTTGCCGACGCCGTGACGTGGCGACCGCGCGGCTTCGCGTGGATAGACCCGTTGAAAGAGATACAGGCCAACATCGCCGGTCTGCAAAACGGATTAGTGACCATGCAAGACGTGGCGACGCAACACGGGCGCGACGTCGAAGACGTGATGGAACAAATCGGACGTGAAAAACAAATGGCCGAACAGCTAGGCGTGACGCTCGCGTTCGAGCCGTTTGGCGCAAGTAAAAATTCAGTAGACCCGAACATCGCTGGGGGCGAGGAACCATGACAGACGACCAATCGACCGAAACGGTCGAAGAGACTACCGAGAACCCGCCACCCGGCGGGTTTTTTGATTCTGAGGCACATAAAACAGACGACGGCGAGGCGGTAGCAGATAGAGCCGCGCAGCCGGTTGAAATTTTGCACCGCGCATTTGCGATAAGCGCGACGCCGGTCGACGAGGCCGAGCGCCGCGTGCAAATCGCAGTCAGCAGCGAAGAGCCGGTCGAACGCCAGTTCGGCATCGAGGTTCTTAAACATACGCGCGACGCGATCAATTTAGATTTTTTCGACGGGGGCCGAGCGCCGCTTTTGCTCGATCACGACCCGCGTCAACAAATTGGCGTTGTTGAAAATACCGACATCGACGAGGGCGCGGGCCGTCTCCGCGCCACCGTTCGCTTTTCTAAAAGCGCACTCGGCGAAGAGGTTTTCCGCGACGTGCTCGATGGCATCCGGTCGAACGTCTCGGTCGGCTACCGCATCGAGAACATGGTTTCCGACGAAAACGACGAAGGCGCGGGCGTCACCCGATTTGTCGTCGACAGTTGGACGCCGGTTGAAACGTCAATCGTCTCAATTCCAGCCGACACAAGCGTCGGCGTGGGGCGGTCGGCACCCATTCCCAACATTAAAAGTGAGGCAAAAGACATGACTGAAACAGTCATTGACGAAGGCGCTGTGCGCGCCGCTGCCGCTGACGAGGCCCGCGCCGACGAACGCAAACGCGTCCGTGAAATTAGCGCGCTGGCTGGGCGGCACCAACTAAAAGACATCGGCGACAAGGCTATCGACGATGGCACCGGCATCGACGAGTTTCGCGCGCAAGTGCTTAACGCCATCGGCGACGCCAAACCGCTCTACACACCAGCCGATCAGCCTGATATCAGCGAGAAAGAGCAACGCGATTTCTCACTGGTGCGGGCCATTCGCGCCGCCGCCAATAACGATTGGAGCGACGCGGGCTATGAGCGCGAGGTTTCATCCGAGATCGCGCGCAACACGGGCCGCGAGCCGAAAGGCTTTTATGTTCCGGCGGAAGGTTGGGGTCAGCGTAACATCATCGTGGGCACCAATGCCGATGGTGGGTTTATGAAACCAACGGATCATATGGGGAACGAGTTTATCGCCGCTCTGCGTGGCCGTCTGGAAGTCGCGGGCTTAGGCGCTCGCATTATGACGGGTTTGCAAGGTGACGTTGCTATTCCGAAAATCAGCGCGGGCGGCACTGCCGGTTTCGTTGGCGAGGGTAGCTCTGTGTCCGAAGTAAACCAGACATTCGCCCAATTGTCACTTTCTCCGAAGACACTTGGCACCATGACGGATATCTCAAGAAAGCTCGCCTTTCAAAGCGATCCATCCGCTGAGGCCATCATCCGCGACGATCTTATGGGCGCAGTTGCGGCCAAGATCGAAGACGTTTGCATCGAGGGCGACGGCTCAAATGAGCCAACGGGCGTCACGAAAACGTCCGGCATTGGAAGCGTAGCTATCGGAACCAACGGCGGCGCGCCGACGTGGGCGTCCGTCACCGCACTGGTTAAGGAAGTCGAGCAAGACAATGCGGCGCTCACCGACAACCAGGGTTTCTTGACCAATCCAAAGGTCAAGCACAAGTTGGGCGGCACCGCTAAAGTCGGTTCATCTGACAGCGTGATGATCTTAGACGACCCGTGGGATACGCTGTACGGCTACCCGATCAGGTTCACCACTCACGTTCCGAGTGACTTGACCAAAGGTTCGACAAGCGGAACTTGCAGCGCCATGATCTTTGGCGACTGGTCAAATCTTGTCATTGGTTTTTGGTCTGGCATGGATGTTCTAGTTGATGTTTTCACGGGGGCACCCGCCGGAAATATCAGAATATTGGTGCATCAAGACCTGGATGTTGGCGTGCGTCACGCGCAGAGCTTTGCGGCCTGTCTCGACTACACCACCACCTAGTTAGGTGCTAACAACGAAGAACGCGGCGGCCCTCAAATCGGGGGCCGTCGCTTTTTCTGAGGGGTACAACATGAAAGTAGAATTAACACGCGGCGTGGCAATCGCTGGCGTGCATCACGACGTCGGCGAAGTGGTCGAAGTCGACGACGCGTTAGGCCGTCAATTGATGGCGATGAGCAAGGCAAAAGAGCCGAGCGCGAAACCGGCAAAGGGGAAGAAGAGTGCCAAGGCTAATTAAATTCAAAGCCGATTGCGCGTTGAATGGGTCGGCTTATGAAAAAGGGCATGTCGTGGCCATTTCGGTAAGCGAGGCCGCCGAGGCCGTCGAAAAGGGCGTCGCGGAATATGCCGACGCCAAAAAGGCCGGCCAAAAAAATCGCGCCGTTCCGCGCGATGAAATCGCGGAGCGCTAGGTGCCGCGCCCATCGGTCGAAAGCGCGACCGATCTTTCGGATTTTTTTGACACCGACGAATTTGCGCTAGCCGCAAGTTACACCGTAACGGGCGGGAGTGCTGCGACGGTGAACGGCGTATTTGACGAAGGCTTCGTCGCGGTTGACGTCGGTGGGCAAGTTCAGGTCGCCAACGTACAGCCGCAATTTCAGTGCGCCACCAGTGATGTTAGCGCCGCCGACAAGGGCGACGCGATCACGGTCAACAGTGTGAGCTACACCGTGGCCGAAGTTCAAGCCGACGGCACTGGCGTCACCACGTTGATTTTGGAGCGCGCATAGATGGCGCACGTTCGCAAATCTATCCGCGATAATATCGTGACGGCTGTCACCGGTCTGACAACGACGGCGGCGCGCGTTTATCGCTCGCGGATTTATCCGCTTGAGACGGCGACAAACTTGCCGGGGCTTTGCGTCTATACGCTGAGAGAGGCGTCAGAGGCCGACACAGTAGGCGGCAGCGCGCACGGGCTGGCGCGCGAAGTCGATATTGTGATCGAGGCTTATGTGCGCGGAACAGCTAATTACGACAACACCTTGGACACAATTTGCGTCGAGGTCGAAGAGGCCGTCGCCGCCGATCTCACGCGCGGCGGCAATGCCAAAGACACGCTTCTCGAAAGCACGGAATTTGAATTATCGGGCGAAGGCGACCAGCCGGTCGCTATGGCCCGCTTAACGTATCGCTGCCTATATCGAACGGCTGCGAACGATGTTGAAACCGCCATTTGACGAGGTAAAAACATGGCAACTTTTCATGGTAACAGCGGCGTCGCAAAAGTCGGCGCAAACACCGTCGCGGAGGTTCGGTCGTTTTCAGTGACCGAAACAATGGAAACGGCGGATGATACTTCGATGGGCGATAGCTATCGCAGTTTTAAGGCTGGGCATGGTAGCTGGTCTGCGACCATTGAATGTCTCTGGGATGACACTGACAGCAATGGCCAAGAGGCGATGGCAATCGGTGAGAGCATCACGCTCAATCTCTACCCGGAAGGCGCGGGCAGCGGTGCCGATCAAATCCAGGGCACGGCAATTGTCACCGAAGTCGGCGTCGCGGTCGCAAGCGAAGATATCGTCACGCGGTCGATTTCATTACAGGGCAGCGGCGGCATCACCCACGGCACGGCCTAGCGCATGGCTGAAATGAATGGCGTTCACGCCATCTTAGAGCGCGCCCGCGCGCACTTTGAGGGCAAAGGCCGCAAGCGCATCGAGATTGCCGAGTGGCCGGATGACGCGGGCGCGCCGACTGTTCTTTTTGCCAAGCCGATGACGCTGGCCGAAAAGAGCAAAATCTACAAGGGCGCGCGAAAAGACGATCTTTCGATATTGGTCGACGCCATCATTTTGAAATCGGAAGACGAGGCGGGCGAAAAAGTGTTCACGCTCGAACACAAGCAACCGCTTCTGCGCGCCGTCGACGCCGATATCATTGCCCGCGTCGGTTCCGAAATTATCGGCGGCGACGATGATGACGTCGACGAACTAGCAAAAAACTAAAGGACGACCCTGAGCTATTCGCGGCGTTCGCTATTGCCGAGCGTCTCGGGGTCGACGTGCGCGAAGTGATCGAGTGGCCGGTCGAGTTGATGGCCGCGTGGTTGGCGTTTTTCAAAGTGAAATCGGAGTACGAGCAAGGTGGCGGATAAACGGTTACGCGTCGACATAACAGCGAAAGACCGGACGCGCGCGGCGTTTTCGCGTGTGCAACGGTCGCTGGGCGCGCTGAAAAAGTCGCTATTTAACGTCAAGGCGCTCATAGGCGCGGCGTTTGGCGCGCTCGCGGTTCGTGCGCTTTCGCGTTTCGTGACTAAGGCCGTCGACGCGGCTGACTCTATTGCTAAGACGAGCCGGGCTATTGGTATCACTAGCGACAAGCTGCAAGAATTAAGGTTCGCGGCTGATATCAGCGGTATAAGCATGGCGACGCTCGACAGCGCTATGCTCGGCTTTTCAAAGCGCGTCGGTGAAGCGCGCGCCGGTACAGGCACGCTATTCACTATTCTCAACAAAACCGATGAGGCGCTACTGGCGAATGTTCAAAGTGCCGGGTCGGTCGATGAAGCGTTTGATCTCATCACCCAGGCGGCCAACCGCATGGGAAACGAGATGGACAAGTCGGCGCTGTTGTCGGCGGCGTTTGGGCGCACGGCGGGTACGGCGTTCAAGAATTTGGTGCCGGATATTGAGCGGTTAAGCGCGCGAGCAAGGGAGCTTGGCCTTGTCATTGATGCTTCGCTGTTACTTAAAGCAGAAGACACCAAAGACAAGTTGACCGAGTTAGGGGCTGTCCTAAACGTCAAGTTTATGAATTTCGTTTTACAGAATGCGAGAGTGATTGATCAATTAGCCGACGCGTTAATGAACGCAGCGACGGCAGCGGGTAAATGGCTCGCGGATATGGGACCGTCCGAAACAGCTAACATCGACAGCCTAGACCGGCGAATTGTAGCTCTAAACAACAAACTGAAAGACTTAAATAAAACAATTCTTTTCGGGCAAGTGGCTGTTACCGGAACAGGCGGAATTTTTGGCGTTGCGGGCGGCGATGTTCACCTTTTCGGCTCTCACATAGAAGACATGAAACGTGAAATTACAGCCGAGGTAGAGCGTTTGGAAATGCTGCGCGCTATAGCTGCCGAACAAGCTGAATTAAATAAGACGCTCCACGTCGATATAAATCAAGGGGTGTACGAGCAAACAAAAAGAGAAATGGAAGCGCGGCATGAGTTAAATCTTGTCTTAACCGAAACGCCATTACTAAATCGTAAATGGTCTGAGGCGATGGCTCAGGCAACGCGCGAAGCCGAAGCACAAGAAGCGGCAATCCGTGATTTGTCACAAACAATCGAAACGACGTTAATTGATTCACTTGCTGATTTGACGACAAGTTTCAAAGACTGGCGCGACGTGGCGCGGGCGGCGTTACGCGACGTCATCCGGTCGATGCTCCAATTCATTTCGGTGCAAGCAAGTATGGGTGCCGGGGGCGCTGCCGCTGGGGGCATTGGCTCTCTAATTTTCAAAGGTCTGGGGCAATTATTTACTCCGACGCCGACGGTTGATTTTCCGCAGCCTAGCGCGTTTCGCCAAATAGGCGGGCCGGTCGGCGCTGGTCAGGCGGCTTTAGTGGGCGAGCGCGGCCCGGAAGTGTTTGTGCCGCGTGCCAGTGGCACGGTCGTCCCTAATCATGCGCTGGGCGGCGGCGTGATTGTGAACCAGACAATAAACCTATCGACCGGATTGCAAGCGACCGTGCGCGCCGAGGTGATGGGAATGCTTCCGCAAATCGCGGCGACGACCAAAAGCGCCGTGCTGTCAGCGCGAGTGCGCGGCGGCGCGTTCGCCAGCGCGTTCGAGGGCTAGTCGATGGCAATCACTTACCCGCTCACACTTAGCGCCACGCCGTCGAGCGTGCGGTTTTCGCCTATCAATCGCGTGGCAGTAAGTGAAAGCCCGTTTTCGGGCGTGCAGCAGACATATCAGCACCCGGCGCAATTTTGGGAAGCGGAGGTTAGCTATCCGCCGCTAAGCCGCGACGAGGCCGAGCCGCTGGTCGCGCAGCTAACATCGCTCTACGGCGTCAAAGGCACATTTTTATTGAACGACCCGGCTGGCACGTCGCCGCGCGGCATAGCGACCGGCACGCCGTTGGTGAAGGGCG